ATATGCACTTAGCGAACAACTATATTTAGATTGGATCTTTAAAACAAGTTTTGTTAAATCTACACATAATCTTGGAGTATTAGATCAACCGGTAACTTATAAACCTGATAATTTAAGTAATTTTCAAGATTATATTTCTGAGGTAGTACCGTATCGTAGTACCGTAAGAGAATATGTCAGCGCATTTTCTGGAACAGATTACGAACATACTTTAGTTACTGACTTTGATATTCCTCCAATATATGAAGATGGCATGGAAACAATTATCAATGCTTATGTAAGCAATGGTAAGATACAAGCGGATGATGCTAACATACAAACTTATCCTTGGAAAAACTGGTTAGATAATGTTGGATTTTCAATAACTGAACTTAAAATTGTAGACGGCGGTACTGGATATATTTCAGAACCGGTAGTAACTATTACTAGTGATTCAGGTAGCGGAGCAACAGCCCGTGCATTTTTTGCTAACGGAGTTGTTAATCGAATTATAATACTAACACCAGGTTCAGGTTATTTGTCAGCTCCAACTGTAACACTAAGCGGTGGATTATCAGTAAGTGGTAAACAAGCTACTGCAATTGCAATTATTGGAAATAGTGTAGTTAGAAGCAATTTAATTAAAATTAAATTTGATAGAACTACATATTCGTATTATATTACACAGTTAGATGTAAGTCAAACATTTACCGGCAGATCTGGAATATTACAATTTAATCTAACATGGGCACCAGATATTAAAGTTGGAAATTCTTCAGTAACAGTTGACGGTGTGCTAATTCTTAGAGATTCGTACACATTAGCTGTAAAAACAACCACTACTAATGGTTACACACAATATTCTGGATTAATAACATTCTTAACATCTCCTGCTACAGGATCTGTAATTGTTGTAAATTATATTAAAGATGAATCTTTACTAAATGCTAATGATAGAATAAAATATTATTATAAATCAAGTAACGGATCGTTAGGTACAGATTTTGCACAATTGATGACTGGAATTGATTACGGAGGAGTTATTGTAAATGGGCTAGGGTTTGATGTAGCTACAGGCTGGGGAACGTTGCCGTACTATAGCGATAAATGGGACAGCGCAGATCCTACATTCAATGATTATATTGTAACAGTTTCTGCCAATACACATTCATTTACATTACCATATACTCCAGTAGCAGGAGTTGACATTAATGTATACCATTCAGTTTTAAATACTGATGCTTACACATCAGATGGTGTTACTACAAGTTATCCATTTAATTTGTATGATGTATTGCCAGTAGTTAGTGCAAATATAGCACACCAATCCGTCTCAATCCAGACTAATTACTACCCTCCAGCAGGTGCATATATTCCATCGACAACATTAACTGTAGCTAGCACAGTTGGCATCGTTCCAGGAATGACTGTAATTGGCGCAGGATTTGTTGCTGATTCTATTACACTTGTTCCATTGCAACAAGTGGTATCGGTAATTAACAGTACCACTTTAAAATTAAATATTGTTCCAAATACACAACCTAACGGCACATTAACTTTTACAAAAAATGTGGCTAAATCTACTATACTAGCGCTATCTAGTGTAGCTGGTATTCAGATTGGTGATGCGGTATCTACGTCGGCAGTATCAGCGTTTGGACAAGATACCGTTGTTACTGCAATAAATTCAGTAACTAATGAAGTTACGTTAAATCAAATAACATTTGTTACTATACTTAATAGTTCGTCTATAGTATTTTCTAGATCGTTATCACCGATCTTTTCTAATTATAATGCTATTTTATCTGCCCCGTTAACAGCTGGCACAAATATTATCATTAAGAGTTACTTTGATCCTGTAAGAATTGACGACCCTAATTACGGTACAATGTTGCAAACTAATAGTAATGCAGTAATGAGTACTCCAGTGATGAATGGTATTACTAGTGTAATTACGATACCAAATACAGTTATTGTAACAGATGGCGATAGATTTATTTTAAGACAAAGCACTAGCGACGGATCAGTTAAGCCATTAGATCAGGATTATGATACAGCGTTGTCTGGTGGTGATATGGGTTATACGACTGCAACTGGTCTGGCACCTGAAGATATTATTGTAGATGGTGATGATTTAATTAGTCCTACAACTAGCCCAGCACCTGAAGAAGTAGTTCCAGGCCAAATAGTGGATACACTGGCTATTAAAGTGTTTGACCAGCCTAACTCGGGTAGTGCAAATATAAAAGTAGACAAATATATTGCAGATGGCAATACTGTGCTATTTGATATAACACAGCCCATTAACAATTCCAGAGCTCTTATAGTTAAAAATAACGATTCTATAGTTACATATAACACAGATTATACAGTCGATTACAAAAATAAACAGATTAAATTTAACGTTGCTCCAATAGCTGGAAATATAGTTAGTATATTCAGTTTTGGATTTAATGGTTCTAATATTTTAGATATCGATTCTTTTGTAGGTGATGGATCAACTACTGAATTTTTAACAAAAGCGCCTTGGACTACTTATGAAACAAGTTTAGTTTATGTTGACGGTGTTGCATCAGTTATTGAATTATTCAAAACAGATTCAACCTATGCGGCTTCAAATCGAACTGGTATACGATTTGGTATTGCTCCTGCTGTAGGTTCTGTAATAAATTATGTAATTGTCAGCGGCACACAACAAACATTCAGTATTGCTAAGACTGAAAAGATTCCAACAGATGGAGTTAATCGAGTATACAATTTATTTTATCCAGTCGGAAATGTACTTCCAGCAGAATCTAATATGATTGTAAGAGTAGATCAAACTATATTGTCTAGTCCGATAAATCAGTATTATACTATTGCCAATAATGAACTTAGTTATACTGTAGATGAAGATAGAGCGATTCCTTATAGTATTACTATTGATAATATATTAGTATATGTTTCTGGAGTTAAATTGAATCTAGGAACTGATTATACAATCAATTTAGGCGGCATAACTGTAACTATAACTAAACAAAATTATAATTTATATCAAGGCCAAATTTTATCTATTAGCATTATACAAAATAATGGTTATGCATATTTGCCTAATACACAACAAATATCTTTTAGTAATGTTTATAATTCTTCAAATGTTGTAGAAGTAATTAGCTTTTACAATCAGGATATTTTAGATGTTCAAAGAACTGCATTTAACATTACAACTGATATATCTTACATACAAAATTCAGTAACATATTTTAATTACACGGGCCTTGGTGCTGGAATATTACCGTTAGATAGAACAGTGCTTAATGATTCGTATGTATGGATAACACATAATAATACATTATTGACTCCTTCGTTAGATTATAAAATATCAGACGATAAAAAATATGTATGGTTGGCTCAAACACCAGCTCTTAATGATGTATTTTCTTTAATGACATTCAGTAGTAATGTGTTGACTCCTGGCATTTCTTATATGCAATTTAAAGATATGCTTAATAGAGTTCATTTTAAGAGATTAAGCAAAAATAAACAAACACAGCTAGCTAATGATTTACATTATAATGATGTAGTAATCCAAGTAATCGATGCTAGTAATTTTGATAAACCTAACACGGCCTTACAAAAACCCGGAGTGGTTGAAATTTACGGAGAACGTATTGAGTTTTATCAAATTGATGGAAACACATTGAGTCAATTGCGCCGCGGTACACAAGGAACTGGAACGCCTCAAGTCCATCCAATAGGTACACCTGTGCAAGATATTGGTCCATCAGAAACACTGCCTTATTCTGAGTCTTCTACAATAACAACTATAATTAGTGATGGAACTAATATAGTTTCTTTACCATTCGTTCCTGAAAAATCAAATGAAATATGGACTTATTCAACTGGATTCACAAGCACAATACCTACCGGGTATGGTCAGAGCGACCAGCTTGAAGTATTCATCGCAGGTTATAATGATGCAATTGACTGGATGCCAAATGTAGAATATACAGTTGGAATTATAATTAAAGTAGCGTCTTATAATTACAGATGCATTACATCACATACTAGTTCAACTAATTTCTTGGCAGATAGCGCCAACTGGCAATTCTTTATCGGAAATTTAAGACTTAAAAAGAAACCGTACAAAGTTCATAATGAAACTATTGCACCTTATAGCCCAGCTGGGGATGTGCAGTTAGATGCCGAATTTGCAGTAGATGGAGTTAGTTCAAGTTTACGATTAACAAATTTAATACCTGCCGGCACTCAAATTACTGTGGTAAGACGAAAAGGCATAAGTTGGGATAGTTCGTTAAATATTCAGTATGACAATAATAACATTGCTACTTTCTTAAAAGCAACTCCGGGTATTTGGTATAGCGACAAGGTTGGATTAACAACTAGTACAACGTTTACTGGATCGTTTGATAATAGTAGTGCTGGATTCGATGATAATACAGATCAGTGGTAACAAAGGAAAAACATAAAAAATGTCACAATTAATAATTAATACAACACCGGGAGCTGCCGATAGTTTAAAATCGGGAGCTGCCAAAATAAACAGTAATTTTACTGAGTTATATTCTCTTTCTATACCATCACTGATTGGAAATAGCGGAAAATATTTAACAACTGACGGCAATGTAGTTACTTGGCAACCGTTTGTAGCTACTAATGGTGTTGTTACCACATCGGCTTATGCTGATCCCGCTTGGATTACTAGCCTAAGTTATACTAAACTAACAAATACTCCAAACTTAGCTGTTTATTTGACTTCTAATAGCTTGTCAGTGCGGACTGGTGTTGCTAGCGGAAGCGGAGCATTAAGCTATTCTGCAAATCAATTTACGTTTACTCCTCCAGTGATACCTACATATACTGTTTCAACCAACAGTGCTAGCGGCACTGGAAGTTTGAGTTTGAGCGGAAGTGTTTTCACTTATACACCGCCAAACATATCATCATTTATTAGTTTGAATAATTTAAGTGTGATAAATGTTACTCCAAGCGGAGCCGGTAATATAGCGTACAACAGCTCTACTGGATTATTTACATTTACTCCTCCGGCAACAGTTACTAATATTACCGGTAATGCAGGAACTGCTACCGCATTACAAACTGCTAGAACAATTAATGGAATTAATTTTGATGGTACGACAAATATTACAATTCCTGCGGTTAGTATTGCTAGCAGTTTAACTACATTGCCTAGTACAGTAATAAATTCTAGTTTGCAAACAGTTGGCACATTAACTGGCTTAAATGTTACTGGAAATACAGTAATTACTGGAAATTTAACAGTAACAGGATCAACAACTAGCACAAGTACAAGCACATTAAATGTAGCTAATAAAACTATTGTTGTTAGTAACGGTAGTACTAGTAGCGCACTTAGCGATGGCAGCGGAATAGTTGTAAACGGGCCCGCAACTCCTGCTAGTTTTTTATATACCGCATCAAATACTAGTTTTACAAGTAATATTCCTTTAGTTGCTAGTTCGTTTACGGGTAACTTAATTGGAAATGTAACTGGAAATGTAACTGGAAATGTCAGCGGCACGGCTGGTACTATTACAGGAGTCTACGGAGGATCGTTAACTAATGGTCAAGTAATAACAGCATTGGGCTATACTCCAATATCTCTTAACAGTCTTAGTGTGTCAACGGTAACTGCAAGCGGCAACGGCTCATTAAGTTATTCTGCAGGATCATTTACTTTTACACCTCCTAACTTATCAAATTATCTTAACGTTAATAGTTTAAGCGTAACAACTCAATCTGCAAGCGGTAGTGGATCACTAAGTTACTTAAATGGAGTGTTTACATTTACCCCTCCAAACTTATCAAGTTATCTAACAACCATTACAGGTAGTCAGGTAATTTCTGCATTAGGATATACACCACTTCAAAATACTAGTTTAAGTATAGTTACCGGAAGTCCTGCTAGCGGTGGCGGAAGCCTTAGTTATAGTAACGGTATATTTACATTTACACCGGCAAGTGTTCCTAGTTACACAGTATCAAATAGTTTATCTTCATCTGGCGGCGGTAGTTTAAGTTTAAATGGGACTACATTTACATTTACACCTGCTAATATTCCTACTTATAGTGTACAAGCAAATAGTCCAAGTGGATACGGGGGATTGAGTTTAAGCGGAAATGTATTCAGTTATACGCCCCCAGCAATACCAACTGTTCCAACATATACTGTACAAACAAATAGCGCCAGCGGTGGTGGCAGTTTAAGTTTAAGTGGAAGTACATTTACATTTACTCCTGCTAGCGTTCCTACTTATAGTGTACAGACAAGTAGTCCAAGCGGAAACGGTAGTGTAAGTTTACTTGGAACTGTTTTCACTTATACTCCTCCAGTAATTCCATCAGTTCCTTCTTATAGTGTTACTACAAATGGTGCTAGCGGAGGCGGAGCTTTAAGTTTAAGTGGTAACGTGTTTCAGTTTACTCCAGCCGCCCAGTTATCGGCCGCAACTACTACTACACTAGGCGGAGTGATTATACCAGCAGTTGGCACTAGTGGCATTACAAATACAAGCGGTACGATTGGAATTGCAACAGCGACTTCAAGTCAATTGGGTGGAGTTAAAGTTGATAACACTACGATTACTATTAGCGGTGGAGTTATAAGTGTTCCAGTTGCAAGTACTAGTATCGCAGGTGTTGTTAAAGTAGACGGGTCATCAATTACTATTAACAATGGTATTATTAGCGGAGCAGTGACTTACACATTGCCTACTGCATCAACTAGTACATTAGGTGGAGTTAAGATTGACGGCTCTACAATTACTATTAATAACGGAGTAATTACGGCTGCTCCAACTCTTGGCGGTGCCTTAAGTAGTAGAGCAACTGTATCAACTACGACAGCAAGTTTAGCCAATGGTACAAGTGCTACGGCAACAGTAACAGCGGCAAAAGGTTATGCACTATATAGTATTCAAGTTAATGCAGGAGCTTGGGTAACAGTTTATACTAGTAGTTCAGCACAGTCTACAGATAGCTCAAGGACAATTACAACAGACCCTACTCCAGGTAGCGGAGTAGTAGCCGAAGCAATTACAACAATAGCAACTACGACATATTTTACTCCAGCAGTGTATGGATTTAATAATGACGGTACTGTTGGAACAAATATGTATTTGAAAATTTATAATAACAGCGGTGGTACAAATACTATAACTGTAACCATAACATATTTAAAATTAGAAAATTAATATGGATTACAATCAAACATTTCAATTAAGTATATATCTGCATAATGACATCCATGATAATGGAATGACATTAAAGGAATATGCTGATGCTGTATTAGCGGGTACTCATCCTATTTTAGGTCACGAGGAATTTGCATATCAATTTGGAACCACTGAATACAACATGCAATTAGTATCTAACTGGGCTGTAGAAAATAATTTAACAATAATTATGGCAGAATCTGCTATTGCAACTATTAAAATACAAGGTACTTTAGGACATCTTAAAGATTTATTTTCTGTAACGTTACAAGAAATAACAGACAACAATCGAACTTATATAAAAAATATAACACCGGTTATTATTCCTGCAGAAATTTCTCCAGCAGTAAGAGATTTATTTGGATTTGATCAAAGTTTTATTGCAACTAATCATGCAGTTCAACATGATGCATCTCATCCTGAATTAGGAAGTTCATATGGAGGATCAGCAGTTACTCCAGTGCAGATGTGTACTGCCTACAATGCTCCTGCCGGAGATGGCTACGGGGGATGTATCGGTATATTCGAGTTAACATATAGCGGAAGTCCGGAAGGTTGGCAACAACCTGATGTTACTGCTAGTTTTAGTAGAATTGGTTTAACTTCTCCCTCTATAACTACAGTAATTGTAGATGGAGTAACTGTAAATTCTACATCAACTGCTGAAAGCATGCTAGATATATACTGTGCCGGAGCTGCCGCACCTAAAGCAAAAATAGTTTATTATATTGGACAAAACGGCGGAAGTATAACAGATGTTATTAATGCCGCAGTAAACGATACCACAAACAATCCTAGCGTATTAAGTATCAGTTGGGGCCTAGGCGATACTACCAGTTATGATACAGCGTTTCAATCAGGCACTGTTAAGGGAATAACATTTTTTGTCAGTGCAGGCGATAGCGGCGCAGTTAATTTAAGTATGGCAGCAACAGTTTGTAGTCAATACATTGTATCAGCAGGCGGCACAAATGTAACACTTAACGGATCTAATGCACTTACGGCCGAAGTAGCATGGGGAGATAGTGCTGGCACTGGTCAAGGTTCAAACGGATCAAATCATAACGGAGCAACTGGTGGAGGACATAGTTCCAGTGTTGCAGTTCCAAGTTGGCAGTCTGGACTAACATATACGACTACTACAGGATCTAACTCATCAGGATTGGGAACTCCAACTTCGTTGCCTTACAGAGGTGTTCCTGATTGGAGTGCTCCTGCTGATCCTAACACAGGGTATCAATTTTATATTGGCGGCACAAGTAGTGCGCAAGGATCACAAGTACAGTATGGAGGTACCAGTGCTGCCGCTCCATTTCTTGCAGGCCTATGGGTGCGCCTAACACAACTATTAGGTTATCGAATACCCTTTAATATGACAACATTTTATGCTAACAGCACAACACTATTCAACGACGTAACCACTGGAAACAACAGAGACGGTTACTCTACTGGCTATGTTTGCACTGCTGGATGGGATGCTGTGACAGGATTAGGCAGTCCAAAAGCTGATCAAATTTATAAATTATTCCATACAGGACAAACATACCCTAAACAAAATTTTGGTTTTAGGCCTAATGGACCGGCATACCCCCGAATATCAACCGGTGCAAGAACGGATTAAACTAGCACATAATGAATACGCATAAATATAAGATAAAGAGAGACCAACATGCAGAGTAAAGACCTAACCGGAATCCACATTGAGGGACATATTAAAATATGGGATCCTGAAAGTAAAGAAATCTATATTAATAAACGTAATGCAATTCATTACGAAAACATTAGTACAGCATTAGCCAATAGCTTATCCAACAACACTGATGGCGGATTTATTAGCCAAATGGCATTTGGCAACGGCGGAACTGCAATTGATCCTACAGGAATTATTACATATTTTACTCCAAACAGTAGCGGAAGTAATGCTAGTTTATACAATCAAACTTATTCTAAAATAGTTAATCAAAATTCTACTAGCAATACTGATCCTACTAGAAATTATATGGAAGTTAGGCATGTTACTGGTACAAACTATAGTGATGTATTTGTAACTTGTTTATTAGATTACGGCGATGGCAATGGTTCTGGACAGAGCGCATTTGATAATACTAACAATAACAATAGTACTTTTGTGTTCGACGAGCTAGGTTTAGTTAGTTATAGCGCCAGTGGCAATCCGCTTTTATTAACTCACGTAATTTTTCATCCAGTTCAAAAAAGTCTTAATAGACTTATTCAAATTGATTATACTGTGAGATTACAAAGTTTAACTGGCCTAGTGTCAGTTTAAGGGGTAGCAAATGCCATATCAAGTTACGTTTACTGATTCAACAAATCCTGCTAAACCGCCAATTACAGTAGCTGATCAAGCTCTTAATAATCAAACTAGTTTAACATTTGTTGGAAAAAATTATGCAGGTTATGCTCCTATTGTTGCTAACGATTTTTTACATTTATTAGAAAACTTTGCGTCTAATACTGCGCCTAGCAATCCTGTAGAAGGTCAGTTATGGTATGATAATACTAGCGGTGTTCATTTATTAAAAATTTATGACGGTACTACATGGACTGCGGCAGGATCAGTAAAGAAAAGTGCAAGCAGTCAACAACCTGCACCGGCAAATAGTGTGGCAGGAGATTTATGGACTGACACTACAAATAGCCAATTGTATATTTTTACAGGTAGTAATTGGGTTTTAGTCGGGCCTCAATTTAGTCAAGGTACTTTAACTGGCCCGCAAGTTGAAAATATTATTGATAGTGTTAATGTTTCTCATAGCGTTGTTACCATTTATTCAAATAATAATCGTGTAGCAATCATTAGTCAGGATTCTTTTACTCCTAAGTCAACGTTACTTGGGTTCGCATCAATTAATAAAGGTATTAATTTATATACAATTAGTACTGATGCAAATCCATCAGATGGTCTTAGTGCAGGATTATGGGGAACTGCACAGCAGGCAGCTTCATTATTGTATAATGGATCCGCAGTGGCGTCTACTAATTTTTTAAGAAAAGATATTTCAGATGTTAGTAGTTTTCCTATTAGTGTAAGAGCTAACGGCGGTATAACAGTTGGAAGTGCATTAAGTGTTAGTTTGGTAACAGATAATACAGGTAACGGAATTCTGTATAACAACTCTAGTAATAAGAGTATGAGTATTAGAGTTACACAGTCAAATGTGCCATATACTGCATTATATATTGATTCTACTTTAAAAATTGGTGTAGGAAAAAATAATTCAAGCCCTCAGGCAACCTTAGATGTTATAGGCCAAGTAAACATTGGCAATGATACTGCATCTAGTTTATTTGGAAGATTATTAGTTAACGGAACTAATGATGTAGGAGATTTAAGCACTGGAATAACTGATCCCGGGGGTCCAAGTATACAAACATTAGGTGGTTTGAAAGTAGCTAAAAAAACTGCATTAGGCGATGACACTACAATTAACGGACAATTATATTTAAATTGGCTTGATTCGAACGGAATCCCACAGACAGGATCAGCGTTATTACCAACTACAACCGGCATATATGATATTGGTAGCAGTTCTTATAGTTTTAGAAACATTTATGCTAATACATTTGTAGGAAATTTTACTGGAACTTTTACTGGTACACTACAAGGTAGCATAAGTGGATCGGCCGCAAGACTAGCAAGTGCCACAGAATTTATTTTACGAGGTGATGTAGCTAGTAGCGATGGCGGAACAGCATTTACTGGCCAAACTACTAATGGAACCGCTTATTTAAATACTGTTATCAGCCCTGATTTTATATCAACGAAACAATCAGCGGCTGATTCATTAGTAACTGATCAACTATTAGTATACAGACCATCTGTTGGTTTAATTAATATGACTAAACAAGTCTTGTTTAATCATATTCCACAGATTCCAGTAGGAGTTATTTTTCCTTATGCTGGATCTGCTAGTTCAGTTCCTACAGGTTATTTGTTATGCGATGGCAGCGAAGTTCTAACATCAAAATATTCAACCTTGTTCAGCATAATTGGGTATACTTATAAACCTGCTAGTTCGTTAATTGGATTTGGAACATTTGGATTACCTGATCTTAGAGGTAGATTCCCGTTAGGTAAAGATGATATGAATAACGGACAGGAAGTTCCAAGCTCGGACGGATCTGGAACATTAGTAAATGCCGGCGGTGGTTCTGCTAACCGTGTTTCAGATATTACTGGTAAAACTTTAGGAACAGGTTCAGGTACTCAGCAAGTTACAATCGCAACTAAAAACCTACCAGACCACAAGCATAATTTAAGTAGTAGTGCCGCGCAGTATTATGCTCCAGGTCTGCCAACTGGTGTACCTGATCCGGCAGCAATTCCTTCATATGGTTTACCTAATTTTAGTACCGGTTCAGGTCTTCCAAACAGCGGAGGAGTAATTCCAGATCAAAATACTACGTTAGGAAATGCATTGAATGTGATGAATCCGTATGCAACTCTTAATTATATCATCTATACCGGAGTCATTTAATGACATATTCAATTATTTTAACTAACGGAAGTACTTTAACGCAGATTGCAGATGGTACACTTGATCAAACATCGACAGATCTTACACTAATTGGTAAAAATGCTAGCGGTTACGGAAACTATATTGATAATAATTTTGTAAATTTACTTGAAAATTTTGCTAACATAACACAACCGATACGTCCAATAACTGGACAACTATGGTTCGATACTACTGAAAATCGTTTAAAAGTTTATGACGGCACTGTATTTAAGGTTAGCGGCGGAACAATTATATCTAATACTGTTCCTAGCAGTATAACTGCCGGCGATCTATGGATAGATAGTGCCCGCCAACAGCTTTATTTTAATGATGGTACTAGTACAAAACTAGCAGGACCTATATATACTTCTACTCAAGGTATTACTGGGTTTAGTACATCTGATGTATTAGACATTAACAATATAAGCCATACAATTTTATTACTTTATGTTGCTCAAACATTAATCGGAATATTCAGTAAAGATAATTTTACACCGGCTACCGCAATAGGCGGGTTTACCGGTAGTATAACGGCAGGTTTCAATGTAGGGAATTATTCTGGAATTAAATTTAGTACACCGACAACACAAGCTGATTATTTGTTGGCTCCGGACGGAACACACAAAACTGCCGCGAACTTTTTAAGTACAACTGATAGTTCAAGCACAACTGGCACCATTACTATTCAAAATTCCACACCTTTAGTGTTGGGAGTTGGCGCCAACACAGAAATAGATGCTACATCGACATTATTTCAGATTAAGTCAAATACTGTAAATCAAAATTTTGGAATTAATACTTTCAATAATAGCGGATTGCAGAATAGTTTGTTTATTAATAGTGCAAACAAGTATGTTGGAATTTATACAAACACTCCAACTAGTACATTAGATGTTAATGGTGATGTTACTGTAGAGGGTAATCTTACAGTAAAAGGCAGTACTTTAACTGTTAGTACGACAGTAATTAATATTGCTGACAAATATATTACATTGGGCCAAGTTCAAACTCCTAATAATAGTACGGCAGACGGCGGTGGTTTAATCCTAGCAGGCGGCGCCGACACAAATAAAGTTTTCCAATGGGCAGTAAGTAATTTAAGTTGGAATAGCAGTGAAAATATCAATTTAACTGCTGGAAAATCTTACTATATTGGCGGATTTAATGTTCTTGGAACTAGTGGCGGCTCGATTGCACTGGGATCTGTAGTTACCAGTGCGCCAGGCTTAACTAGTGTAGGTACACTAAATGGTGTCAGTGTTAGTTATTTGACAATTGGCGGTACTGGAAATGAATCTAGAATAGCTTATACTAATAACAGCCAGTCTAACGGCACAATATATCTAGTTCCTAAGGGAACTGGAACAGTAGATTTTGGTAGTTTTAACTTAACCAACGTAGCAACACCGATTAGTACAACAGACGGTGCAAACAAATCTTACGTAGATACTGCAATTTCTAAAGCACCTTTAGCCTTAAGTTTAACTACAACTGGACTAACTAATGCTCAAATTGCTGGTAATTATCTAAGTAAGGTATTTCCTAGTACAGAGCATCCAGATAACACCATTGCTAGGATTGTTTGCACAGATTCGGGAACTACAACAGTTAGACAATTTCAGTTATTAGCTGGAACATGGTCGTTCCAGACTCAACTGTGATGCAAAATAGAATAAATACACTAGAATAAGGAACGGGCGAAATGTCATATACCATAAACAGATTTAATGGAACTCAAGTAGCTATAGTAGCAGATGGGACCATTGATTCTACATTAGATCTTAAGTTAATCGGCAAAAATTATGCCGGATACGGTGCAGTACAAAACGAAAATTTTGTGTATTTGCTTGAAAATTTCTCCGGATCATCGCAACCTCCTCGCCCTGTTAGCGGTCAATTATGGTTTGATAGTAGTGCAAACAAGTTAAAATTTTACGATATTAACGGTAAATTTAGAATTGCAGGCGGTGCAGAGATATCTGCAACCCAACCTACTGGATTGACACAAGGTGATTTTTGGTGGGATACAGTTAATCAGCAACTTTATTCTTATAATGGTTCAGGATTTACATTAGTTGGGCCACAAGGCGTTGCTGGTTCAGCAACAACTCAAATGCGCTCAATTAGTGTGTTAGATTCTAACGGTACATCTCATCCTATTATTGAAGCTCTTGATAACGGAAACGTAATATTCACAATTAGTTCAGATGCTGATTTTGTGCTAAACAATTCAGCTAATGCTATTACAGGATTTTCGACAATTCATCAAGGTGTTACTTTAGTCTATACTAATAATGATTCTCTTCCAGGGCAAACTACAAGTAATCATAGATTCTGGGGAACATCGACTAATTCAGACCGCCTTGGCGGATTAAGTGCAAGTAATTTTATTCAAACTGGAAATGCAGTATTTTCAAGTTTAGTTCAGTTTGGAGATGCTGGTTTTACAGTAGGTGCAACTCCAGCTAAATTAAAAATTTACAATAGTGCCGCTACTACTCCAACAATTATTAATCAAGTAGGCGATACTTTAGCTTTTGAAACAACTGTTAATGCTGTTACTAAAAATCCATTAAATTTAGTTGGATCGGACATGCTTCCAGGTGTAACATTATCTAATAATATCGGTTCTAGTACGTTACAGTGGAATAATATCTACGCTGGATATGTTTATAGTACTGCTCAGCAAGCTGATACATTGAGTGTTAGCGGAACATATAGAACTGCAAGTGTTGCTAGTGCAATTAATACTATTGCAGTTCGTGACAATTTAGGCAATTTAAATGCTACATTATTCCAAGGTACTGCTACTAGTGCTAATTACGCTGACTTAGCAGAAAAATATCTTGCAGATAAAGAATACGAGCCAGGCACTGTAATATCAGTAGGTGGCAGTGCCGAAGTACGTGCTAGCGTTTGGGGAGAAAGACCAATTGGTGTTGTTTCTACTAACCCTGCGTATATGATGAATAGCGAGCTAGTAGGTGGAACATATATTGCCCTTAAAGGTCGAGTACCATGCAAGGTTACTCAACCGGTGAATAAAGGCGATCAATTACTTGCAACTAATGGCGGCTTGGCAATATCTATTCAAAATATTGATGATACTGCTGTAACATCGCTATATCCTTTTGCTATAGCATTAGAAGACTTTGATGGTAGCACCGAAACTGGTGTTATTGAAGTTGTAGTATTATAAATAAAAGCTAATTTAAAGGTACATTATGGCAGGTCAAGGAACGTTAATTGTAGCAACAGATTATAATACAATTCAATCAAAAATTGCATTGGTACTTGGTACTGGCTCGTCAGATTACGGATATAATCAGCAAGTTTTGAGTAGCCAAGTTAATAATCTAAATACTAAAATTACAGTTACTCAATGGAATAATTTAAGAACAGATTTATTATTAGCTCGCCAGCATCAAACTGGTACAGATCAAAGTGCTAATTTAGCTTTGCCCACAACTAGTACTACTATTAAAGAAGCGGATCGTGCGGCATATAATAGTTTTGCAGATGTAATTACAACTAATAGATTAGTAGTTCCTCCTAGCAGTCAATACTCTTTAATTCCTACGGTAGCTCCAGTGGTTAGAACTAACCCTTGGGCAAGTACAATTAGTTATACATTAACTTTAAATTTTCCAGGATACACTAGTGGTTCGACTGTAGTTTCTGCTATAAACAATGCCCGAGCATTTTTTAATGCAGGCGGCAGTGTTAAATTTAGTGCTAGCTTTACTAATTACACTACTGACGGATCATTAGGCGTTAATCAATCTTGGGCAACATTGCTAACTAATATGGGTACGATTAATTTTGGTGCCCATGCAACGACTAACACTGGCTCAGGCACTCCCCAGGCTAAAGGATTTTTTGACCTTACTACTAGCGATCAATTAATTTTTACTAAATTAGTCGATCCTGCTTATACTCCTACATATAGTCCTAACCAATATGATTTGTATGCAAGATTTGGTAGTACTAATGCTCAAATTATTTTTACTCCAACATTTAGTTATACTGGCGGCGGCAATATTCATGAAGCTGCCAACGGTACATTGACTAGTAATGTAACGATATTAACACCTAGTGGTAGCAATGTTTCAGTTGCCGCTCCTACAACTGTTAGTTCAACTTTATAATACCATAACCCATTGACAAGCTAATTACTGTAGTGTATTATGTACACTACGGAGTTTATCTATGGACGAAAGAATTGAAAAAGCGTTTGAAACAGCCAACTATATGGCTACACTTTCAAATCAAAAACGAATAATACAAGAAGAATTTACACAAGAGTTAGTGTTTTATATTAACGGTAGTACTTTTCAAATTAGCACAGAACTAATTTGTTATGTCAAAACATTAATTGATATAAATCGTACAACTGATGTGATATTAATCGATAGTAATAATGTGCCTGTACTGATCGATGACATACAACAGTTTTTTAACAATATTTCAAATCAGTATTTTACAGCTACTCAAAAATATTTAGAAAAATACGCCGATATTAGAGTTAAAAGAAGAATTAAGGATATTGTTGAGTTATGACACAAGGTGCAGTTCTTGTTGCTCAAAACAATTCTACAATTGACTATGTTAAATTGTCTGTATTTTCAGCTAAACGGATTAAAAAATTCTTAGATATTCCGGTTAGTATTATGACCGACAGCCGGGGATATTTAGAATCACAATATCCTGATCATCTGTTCGATCGAATAATAGACATACCAGCAGATGGAAATTATTTCCAGCGTAGATTTAATGACGGATCGTTATCGAGTAAAATTCTTGAATGGAAAAATTTATCAAGATATCTAGTATACGATCTTACACCTTATGATACAACTCTAGTGCTAGATGTTGATTATATTATAAATTCTTCTGTATTAAAATTAGCATTACAGGAAGATTATCCTTTGCAAATTTATTCGCAAAGTATGGATATTGCAGAATGGAGAGATTCATCAGAATTTAAACGTATAAATCCTTATAGTATACCTTTCTTTTGGGCTACTGCATTTGTATTCAATAAAGGTAATATAACAGCTTCGTTCTTTGCGGTACTAAGTCATATAAAAGATAACTGGGAATATTTTAGAACACTTTATTGTGTAACTAGTCCTATGTTTAGAAATGATATAGTTTTTAGTATAGCTATACATATTATGAATGGAAAAAAATCTGGAGATTTTGCCAAAGAATTACCCGGAAAAATGATTTATGCAAAAGATACAGATATTCTTATCTCCGCTGAAGACACTACAATGAAATTTTTAGTAGAAAAAAAGGATTACTTGGGTGAATATACTTTAGCAAAAACACAAGGACTTGATATTCATGTAATGAATAAATTGAGCCTTAGCCGATACATAGACGGAGGTTCAGGTGTCTAAAGGATTTTTATTATTTGCACAAAATACTGATTCTATTGATTATGTTAAACAGGCGTATGCGCTTGCTCTCAGTATTAAAATTAGTCAGAATAGCATTAACAATGTATCCTTAGTTACTAATTCAAAAGTTCCTAAAAAATATCGTGATATATTTGATAAAATTATTCCGATTCCTTATTTTAAAATAGTGGAAAATAGTCCGTTACAAGCCGAACACAGATATCAATTATATAATGCTACCCCTTACGACGAGACGATTGTATTAGATAGCGATATGCTACTGACAGAAGACATTAGTAGTTGGTGGGATTATTGTAAAAATTACGATGTGCATTTTTGTAATCGCATTACAAATTATAAATTAGAAACAGTAGTAGATACTGTACATCGTAAAACATTTATTGCAAATCATTTGCCTAATGTATATTATGCATTACATTATTTTAAAAAATCCGATCAAGCGAGAGAATTTTATAAAGTTCTCGAATTTGTAGTTAATAATTGGGAAGCATGCTACGGAAAATTTAGTCCTACTGAATATCAAAATTGGTTAAGTATGGATGTTTCTACGGCAATTGCAATTAAGATTTCAGGGATGGAAGATAGCATAGTTAGTCTGCATAACCCAATGCAATTCACCCATATGAAAACTCCTATTCAAGGTTGGCCCATTGTTCCTGATAGTTGGCAAACTGCTGTTCCTTGTATACTAAATGATAAAGGAAATATTATAATAGGAAACATACAACAAAATAGTTTGTTTCACTACGTTGAAAAGAATTTTATCAATAATACTATATTATCTAAATTAGAGGAGTTAGCAAATGAACGAAATTGATGACGGATTAAGCCCCGAAGATTTAGCTAATATTGCAAGAATTTCATTTAAGCCAATTTACAGAATATATTTTGATTTGGAAACTGGGGAATTATTAGCGGCATCAAACGAACACAGACCTGAATATGATCATAGTATAGTAGTTCCTTACGAACAGTACGATGCATTGGTTTCAGGTGAGGAGCAATTTAAAGATTGGGCAGTTGTTAAAACTAAAAATCCTGGCAATGAATACGGAGTGGATTTAGTACAAAAAGAATTCCAAGGTCAGGCATTTAGAAATCACATGTTTGAATGGATTGTTAATCCTCCTACAAAAACTACAGAACTAGTTGTTCATTGGGATGAGTATAATAAACAATGGATCTTTATTATATCAGATTCTGATAGAAAAAAATTTTATGATAAAAAAATAACTACAAGAGTAATTAAAATTTTTATAACACTTAAAAATGATTTAGATTTTTTAATTAGAACTATAGATATTGAATTGACATCTTTGATAGCGGATAAAGTAGTTGTGCCGTTTGACACAAATTTAGAATCTCAAATTAATAAAATATCTGTTAGTTCAAAAACTGTTTTTGATAGCTACGGATTAAAAGTATGGAAAATTAAAACAAAATGATAAAAGTTATAGATCAAGATATTATATTTTTAAGTTACGATGAACCTAATGCTGAAAAAAATTATGCAGATTTGCTAAAAAAAGTACCTTGGGCAAAACGTGTACACGGAGTTAAAGGTAGTGATGCCGCTCATAAGGCCTGTGCAAAATTATGCGAAACTGAGTATTTTGTTACAGTTGATGGTGATAATATAATTGATCCTTCATTCTTAGAAGTTGAAATTGATTTAGATGAATTAGGATTAACTAAAGATTATGTGTTTAGTTGGTGCGGTAAAGTTCATGTTAACTATCTTATGTACGGTAACGGCGGACTTAAAATGTGGACTCCAGCGTTTGTAAACAATATGCGTACACATGAAAATTCGGATCCTAACGATACAAAAGGTCTAGTTGAATTTTGTTTTGATGAAAAATATTATCAATTTAATGAAAACTATTCAGAAAGTTTTACCAATGCTAGTCCATTTCAAGCATGGCGAGCCGGCTTCAGAGAAGGCGTAAAAATGTCTTTGAATCAAGGTGCTAAGGTAGCAGATCTTAAAACAATTTGGTGGCAAAATTATGATAGATTGCTAGTGTGGTGTAACGTAGGCGCCGATGTTACTAATGGGTTATGGAGTGTATATGGTGCAAGAGAAGGAGCATATCTGACTAATTGTACAGATTGGGATTACGCTAATGTTCGTGATTTTGATTGGTTGACTGAACAATGGGAAACTAGATATAGTAAAGTTACTGATGAAATGCTACCTCACGAAATCTCTGGATTAGGTTATACACTTAGAGATGAATGTGGTTTAGAATTGTTTGAACCATGCAAAGATTCTAGTAAGTTTTTCAAAAGGGTTTTTAATAATAGTCCAAGAATTGTAAGGAAAAAACATAATGTATGATATCGCATTTATAAGTTATCAAGAATCCGACTCTACGACAAACTATATAAATTTATTAGAAAAAGCTCCCTACAATAAAATTTTTAGAGTACAAAATGTAAAAGGAATTCATCGAGCTCACGTAGAAGCCGCTAAAAGATCAACCACTAATATGTTTTATGTTGTTGATGCTGATGCATTTATATTGCCATCTTTTAAATTTGATATAAAATTAGATCCTAGCGAAGAGGATATTGTACACGTTTGGCGTAGTGTCAATCCTATTAATGGGTTAGAATATGGTTACGGTGGAATTAAACTTCTTCCTACAAAATTAACTTTAAATATGGATATTGACAGTCCAGATATGACTACCAGTATTAGTCCTAGATTTAAAGTAATAGAAGAAGTTAGTAACATAACAGTATTCAATACTGATCCGTTAAGTACCTGGCGTAGTAGTTTTAGAGAATGTGCCAAATTAGCCAGCAAAGCAATTCACGGTCAAATTGATGACGAAACAAAACATCGACTAGATACTTGGAGATTTAATAACAGCCGAGAAAAGTTTTCTGAATATTCTAGAGGCGGTGCAAGTGCAGGCGAATGGTACGGAACAACATATAAAGATGACCCTGAAGCACTTGCAAAAATTAATGATTGGGATTGGTTAGAAGAACAGTTCAAAGTGCATATTGAACTGTTTCCTCCGGAGACTTTTAAATAAGATCTGTAGTCATTGGGAAGATCTTAGCTATAACTTCGGCACAAGCGATAGCAACTTCTTGATGCTCTTTTTGTGTACCGTTTGAACTACGCAATTCAATAAAATGAATCCAACTGCGTAGTGTGCCATTCATATACAAACGACTTTCAATAAGTCCTTCTGGCAGTACAGCACGAGCTTGTTCTTTGGCAATACCTTTACTAACAGCCCATTCGTATGCATCACGGCTTTGTTTAATAACTAACTCTTGCATACGTTCCCATTGATAAGCAAGAAAACGATCTTCGTCGTTATTATGAATATCAAGCTCTATACTGTTTTGTCTATTTTTGGTATCTTGCTTGCGAGCATCTCTAAGTACAAAGTTGAGATCCTTTGTTGGGTCAGCATAACGTTGGCTGAACTCTTGAAAGCTGAAGCTTCGATGTCTAAGGATTTGTCTTGCGATATCTCTTGTAGTAGTAATCTCGATGCAGGCGGACACCATTTCGAGAGGACTCCAATGTTGGTGCTTAATAAGATATCGTATGAGTTTTTCTGAGGTTTCTGTATTAAGCTGATTGCTCGGGTTACTGACTCTTGCACAGTAGGCAATGAGTTCTTGTGCATCCGAGATTCCCATGCTAGCGAATTCTTCAGTTGGCTGGCTGTAACTAAGCAATTTAACATTCATTTATAACTTCTTTTTCTTAAGGAATTTTTGAGTGCTACGCTCGATGTCTTTTTTAACCCTAATAGTGTCTAGTTTAAAATCGACATCGATTATTTCACTTTCGTAGCGTTTAACCATTTCAGATAGATTCTTTTCAAAGGCAGTCCATCCTTCTCGTTTAACTTGATTAGTTATTTTAATTTCCCAAGTTTTGCCATTTTTAAAATTAATCATAACTGCATGTACATACCCAAGAGGTAGTACATTTAGTTTGATATCGCCAAACACTTCCGGCCAATTTGCTATGACATCCTTGGGAAGTACTTTTCCCGATGATGTCACGATGCGTCAGTTACCTTGGTCTTCTTTGCTGTAGGTACTAATGCTTCTGCTTGACGTCTTAATTCAGCCGCTTGTTTGCTTAAACGATCAGCATCACTTCTAAATTGTTTAGCTTGTTCTTCTGGTGTAAGCGTTACATTAGCACTTATAGTGGGCGTAGTATCAATTTTTTCTTCTACGACTGGAGCTTCTACAGTTTTAGATGCAGTAGGTTCTGCAGAATTTGATTTAAGTGATAAATCGTCAACTGCAACACCGCGTTGTTCAGCAATAATTTGATTTAATTCTGACAACACAATACTACCTGATGTAGTAGGAGTCATTTCTACTTCGCTAGTACCTAGCTTAACTAAACGACCTTGAGCATGTAATGCCGCTAGCATAATACTGCCATCGGAAAAATTACTACGTGCCATTACTTCGGCAAACTCGTAGGAACTTTGCCCAGCATTACTTTCTACTAAATTGATTAAACTATCGTGATAGCTATCTGGTAAATTTTCAGTTGGTACAATTAGGCAACTATGTGCATCGCCTGGCAAAGTACGATATACTACAATACATTTTTTCTTTGTAGATATAACTCTGCCTACATGTTTGAGTTCGGCCATAATATTATCCTTGAGCTTTTTGTGCTTCAGCTTGTTTTTGAACCTGATCTAAAAAAGCAGATAGTTTGTTATAAATCGTACCAACTGCTACCATTTCATTTGGTTTAAATGCACCGCGTGTGCTAGCAATATCAATAATGTTTTTCATTGCAGCCAAATCGTTAATTGTTAAATCGTTATTTTGATCTTGTTGTGCAGTATTAGTTGGTTGTTCTTGTGTTGGTTCTTGTACAGTATCAGTCATATGTATCTCCTTTGAAAAGTACTAATATAATTATCTTGTTTACAAAATAGGACAAGCAATCGTGAAAAAACTTAACTCTTTTTCTGATTCAAAACCAATACGTGTATTATACACAATAGTATTGGAATTATCTAAACCTATGCCTTGTCCTATGTAATACCGATTATTTAAGTTTTTGCTAATCCAAGCATCTAAAGATTTGATTAAAGTAGGATTATATTTGTTTATAGTTGTATACTTAAAATGAGGGCAGGCAAAGTCAACCCTCCGTAAATTAAAGTAATTTAAAGGATTGGCCTTTCCCGCTTTTAATGTCATGCTACTTCTTTAACTTGTTCGTAATAAGCAAATTCCCCGAATGGAGGAACAATCTTATCATTGCCGTGTATGATGAATACTGTATCGCAATACAATTCATCACCCCATGAACCAAACGGATATCCGTCAGTAAACATGATAAACTTCTTAGGCTGAATATCATTTTCTTTCATGTATTCCCAGTTAGCATCAAAATCAGTTCCACCACCGCCCATTGGTTCATAGCTATCAAACTCATCGATATTGTAACCGTCAAAGTCTGCTTCGTTATACACTCGAGTATCAAAACACCAAACTTTAATTTTAAAGTCTTGATATTCTTGCATAATGCCCTTAATTTCACTTAAGAAGTCTTTGGCTTGTTCATCACCAATAGAACCTGACATGTCAATAGCTACACAGATATCAATTGTTTCTTGAAATTGAGTGCCTGGTAGAATTGCGTTCATATGCCAACCCTTACGATTAGGACGCATGAATGAATAATCGTTTTTAATAGTGCTTTGGATTTGTTGACGTAAAATTTCACGCCAATTCATTTTAGGCTCTGTAAATTCTTTAATCATGCGTTGTACACTAGCAGGAGTGTTACCAGCACCTGCGGCATTTGCGGCTTGAATTGTAGCTTCACGAATCTCGTCACGAATCTGTTTTAATTCTTCTTTAGTGTACTTTGGCTGACCATTTTTGCCATCTTCTCCCCAGTCAATGTGCTCGTCCAATAATTGTCCAAGTGCATTGAGTTCATCTTCGTCCATTTCATCAAAAATTTTGTCGTAGACTTCTTCTGCGCCCATGCCATAATATTTAGGATCATGGAAAATTTTAATATCAGGAATTTGATGATCGCCGATACGGTCACGGACTAATTGTCCGTTTACACAATAATCAGCGGCAATGTTAAAAATGCGCGGATTACGTCCTTCTCGCCGACCCATATGATCGAATACATTATGCAGAATTTCATGTGCAATAACAAACTCGACTTGTTTAACTGTTAGTGGATCGAAAAATTTACGGTTAAAGAAAATAGTACGACCGTCTGTAGCCGCAGTAGGTAACCAATCGCTAGCTTCTTGTATTTTTAAGCGTGTAGCCATATTACCGAAAAACGGATGACGAAGTAGTAGACCCACACGGGCTACAATAATTTTGTCTATAACTGGATCTGCGTGTGACATTTATGCTCCTGAATTGTTACTATGTATATAGTATAACACCTCCCGAAGGAGGTGTCAAATAGTGCTAAACCAAATTATTTTTCTGTAGCTTGGCTAATGTACTTGCCAAATTTGGCATGGAAATCATCAAAACATTTGATTTCGTCTGGATCTAACGGCAACTTGTAAGTTGACAATGCTAGTTTAGTACCCATAATAACCAATTCTGTTTCAAAATTATCCATAATAAATTGGAAGAAATTATTAACTTGATCGTTCCAGTTTTTAGCTTTCTTCTCGCAAGAATCTTTCAATTCATAGCACAAAGATACAGTCAAAGAGTACATTGCTGAAATCTCTTTTGAATCCATTTTCTTAACTTTGCCACTCAAAATGTCTGTAGGATTAGGCATTTTGCTAGCATGTTTGCGGTGCGCCATAAACTTAACAGCCAAACCTTCACCAACTGAACCGGACACTAAGTCTGTTAGTGTGTCGTTATCACAGTCATCGTCTGTAAGTAATTCGCTTACAAAACTCCAGCTACGTGGAGTAGCAAAGGCACGTGAACTGGACTTAGGATCGAAATCATACAAGTCTTTCTTAGAGAAAGTCAAAAAGCCCACAACATCTTGATGAATCTTGTTGTCAACAGCCCAATCAAAGTAGTCATCCCAATCTACAGTCATTTCCAAGTGAACAAAACGATTAGCCAACGGAGCTGGCATACGGAATGTTACACCTTTGTCAGTTTCACGATTACCTGCCGCAACCAACATAACATTGTCTGGCAAGTGATAGGTACCTACACGACGATTCAAAACTAATTGATAAGCCGCCGCTTGTACACTAGGTGCCGCACTGTTCATTTCATCCAAGAACAAAATAATGTTCTTGTGCTTACTTGCCATTTCTTGTGTTGGCAATTCGCTAGGAGGTGCCCAACGCATAGTGTTATCGTTAGAGTCAAAATATGGAATACCTTTAATATCAGTAGGTTCCCAAAGGCTCAAACGAACATCGATAACATGAGCATCGAGCTCAGTACCGAGCTGTTTAATAATATCGGATTTGCCAATTCCGGGAGGACCCCATAGGAAAATTGGACGCTTGTTTTTAAATGCTTTACGCAGAGATTTTTTTGCACCTTGGGGGCCAACGGTGCGAGTAGCTAGATCTGATGCCATTTCTTTTCCTATCTTAGTTTAAAAAAAGTGTTGTTGAATTAACGCTCTATGTATCTATTATACAATAGTACCGTAACTAAGTCAACTATTATTTTGGCTAGCTAGTTCTTTTTCTCGCTCATTCATGGCTTTAATTAAGCCAAATTTTCTGATGTCGTCGGAAAACAACATCAGTTCAAATCCTTTCTTTTCAGCGAACACAGTAATTGACATTGGTGTAAGATAATACGGACAATCGATGTATCTTTCCAAAAATACGATTGTTTGAGGACTTAGTTCAATTGGTTCTGTAAACGGAATTTCGTACTCTTTTAATTCCAAATCTCTTACCAAAAATTCGTAACCTTCTTCGGTTAATCGAAATGCATTTTCTTTACCAACTCGATTACTTTGCCACCATTTACGACCAAATAATTTTACATTAGCCTCGTCTGTGCTTTTACCCCATTGCTCCAGAAATATTTTGGTTAATGCATTTCGATTAATCATTTTACTATAGTGCCAGTAGTCAGCATAACTACTTGAAAATCTTCACAGCCAAATGTTAAGTTTAATTTTTTGGCTAAATTACGTGCGTGGCCTGGGTTACTAAAAGATACTTTTTTATACTTAGGACCAGGATAATTGACTAGACTATTAAAACTTTTAAGATTAAACGGTTCATTTTTATAAAATACAGCCCAAATGGCTTCTGCTTCTAAAATCTGTTCAGATTTATAAGTTTTCTTGTTTGTGTATTCTAATAAAACTTTTGGCTTAGGTCTTGACATAATATGCGTCCTGGTAATATACGCATATATTTATCTTTTATTCTGTGTTACCGAAGTCACCACCGTCTAATTGTACTGTAACAACTTCAGAGCTTACACTAGCCTTTAATGCGTTATACATACTTTCATAGTCTTGATTCATTTTAATTAAAATTTCAGTAAGAGCCAAATTTAACATTCTTGCTTGTTGAATAGTAATTTTAACTTCTTTGCTTTGACTTAATTCGGCGGCTTTTATCAGTTGAATTAACTGACTAATTGGTGTAGTATTAATTGGATTTTGCATTTGCCAATACCGTTTTCATTTCTAGTTTATCCATAAATGGTCCTTGATATGGATATCTTTCAATAGTAATTGCTTTAGGACAGAAACTCTTAACCCAGCCCTTGTTAAATTTAATAATATAATATCCTGCACAATATAAACTTTTACTTTGCAAACTCTTAGTGAATAACGGGAGTTTACGTCTAACATCATACATACTGTTATAAGGAACACATAATGTCGGATATCCATGACATTCATGTTCTTCAGGTTGTGTAACTTTTACTTTAGTATTATTTAAAAAGAAACCATCGCCAAATTGTTTAGTTAAGTCTTGTTTCTTATTAAACATTACTTCGCCTTGAGTACTACTTAAAACAAATTTGTTGTTTTCTTTTTTATGTAAGGTAGCAAT